AGGGATTTAGTTCTTTCAAGATGATAGAGATGTACATGGATACTACCACAGCATTTGAGGGTGGCGACCAATTTACAAAGTTTGGTTTTGAAGTAAGAGATAGTGTTAAGTTTACTGTATCTCGCAAGCGATTTAAGCGAGAAACAGGAATGGCTCGACCTATGGAAGGTGATTTATTATTTCTTCCGTTGAACAGGGGTCTATTTGAAATTAAGTTTGTAGAACACGAGAACCCCTTTTATCAATTAGGCAAATTAGTCTCCTACCAAATGACTTGCGAACTTTTCCAATACAGCGAGGAAAAGATGGCTACGGGTATACCCGAAATAGATGCGGTAGAAGAGGTTGCCTTCAAACTTCAACTCTCATTAGGAGTATCAGGTGGAACAGGAACTTTTACAACAGGCGACTTCGTATATCAGCCTTCGAGTGGGGCGACTTCGGGAGAATTTTCGACGGCGATTGCAAAAGCAACCGTTTATTCTTGGAACCCGCAGCAACCGACAAGCATTGTTCTTATGGATCCGATTGGTGGCTGGAGTCTCACGGGAGGATATGTGACCAAGTCGGACAAATTGGCGTATTATCCAATAACGGCAACAGGAAGCAGCGAAGCATTCGGAACTCTAATCGATCATTCGAACGAGATAATACAAACCGAAGCAGATATCTTTATGAACTTCGATGAGACCCATCCATTTGGAGAACCATAACCATGTTTGATTACTTCTATCATGGTACGGTTAGAAAAACAGTAGTGGCTTTTGCCAATCTGTTCAACAATATTCATATTGCTCGTTATGATACCGCAGGAGGAAACGATGCAAGAGGAAATGAAGTTGAACGAATCAAGGTTCCTATTGCTTATGGGCCTCGTCAGAAATTTCTTCGCCGTCTTGAGCGAATTGGTACTGACTTCGATCAAGCAAAGGTAAAGTTAGAAAACTATCTACCCCGTCTGTCTTTTGAGATGACGGGCATTTCGTATGATGCTTCTCGTAAGTTATCTACAATGAACTCTACGGTTTCGTATTTGAGTTCTACTCAGGCAAAGCGTAGATACGAGAGAGTTCCGTATAATATTGATCTTTCATTAAGTATCTTAGCGAAGAACACAGACGATGCTCTGCAAATATTTGAACAAATAATACCATATTTTCAACCTGAATATTCACTTACGGTGGATATGAATGATACCGATCCTTCGGTAAGTATTCCTATTGTGTTTAAGAATGCAACTTTGACCGAAGGAGATGATGGTAGTCAGGGTGATTACGGAACAAGAAAAGTCACCATTATGGCTCTTACCTTTGTGGCAAAGATTTATATGTACGGCCCAATCAAAGATATCAGCGTCATTCGCAAAGTGGAAGCAAATATTATTCCTTCTTTGCCCACGGGTCTTACTTCAGGGTACGGACTATCAGGAACCAATGTTCGCATAAGCGCACAAGCAGTAACAGGTGCAACAGGATTTATTTTTGGCGCAACAGGACAAGCAACTATAACTATAACGCCATTCTAAAGGATTCATTATGAGTGATGTTGATGACAATTTATCCGATGCTTTGAATTTACCAAAACCCGAACCTGAACCTAAACAAGAGGTTATTCATAGGGAAGTCAAGTCGATCAAGACTGGTAGAACAGAAGCAGATAGAGACTATACTGAAGTTCGTGATAACTTAAAGCGTATTATCGAAAAGTCAGAAGAGGCTATCGAAAGTATTCTTGAGGTGGCTGTTGAAAGCCAAAATCCTCGTGCATATGAAGTTGTAGCGCAATTGATTACAACTTCTCTAGAAGCCAACAATAAGTTGATGCATCTTCATAAGCAGATCAAAGACATCAAGAAGGAAGAACCTGGTAAGACCACAACGGTCACCAACAATAGTATCTTTGTGGGCAACACCGCAGAGTTACAGAAGATGTTGCGTACTGCTAATACTAAGATGTTAGAAGATATGAGTAAGGAAGCAGACGATGCCAATTAAACAAGGAGACAGTTATCTAGGTAATCCTCTACTAAAAGGGCCAAATGTAGAAATGGATTATACCAAGGAGCAGTTGGCAGAATATGTCAAGTGTTCTAAGGATCCTGTTTACTTCCTTGAAAACTACATGAAGATTGTAACCCTCGATCAGGGGCCTATGGTCTTTAAAATGTATGGGTTTCAAAAGAAGATCATTAAGGCAATTCATACTAATCGTTTTGTTATTTCAAAGATTCCTCGTCAGAGCGGTAAATCTACCGTCATGTTGGGATACATCTTGTACAGTATTTTGTTCACGCCCAATTATAAGGTAGCCGTTCTTGCCAATAAGTTAAAGACTGCCAGTGAATTGTTAAACCGTCTAAAGTTTGCGTATGAAAATCTACCCAAGTGGTTACAGCAGGGTGTGATTGAATGGAATAAGTTGAGTTTTAGTTTGGAAAATGGCTCCAAAGTTGTGGCTTCGGCAACAAGCGCATCTGCTGTCCGTGGTGATAGTTTTAACTTTTTGTTGTTAGACGAGTTCGCCCATGTACCTGAAAATGTAGCACAGGAATTCTTTTCATCCGTTTACCCTACAATCTCCTCGGGTAAGACTTCTAAAGTAGTAATTGTATCCACTCCTAAGGGAATGAATATGTTTTACAAACTATGGAAAGATGCAGAGAATAAGCGTAATCCTTATATTGCAATTGAAGCCAAATGGAGTGAGGTACCTGGTCGTGACAACAAATGGCGAGAAGTAACTAAATCAAGTCTTGCAAATGAGCGGCTATGGTATCAAGAGTACGAATGCGAGTTTCTTGGCTCCGATGATACGCTTATCAAGCCTACCAAAATATCATCACTTGTATACGAACCTCCAATCTATCAAGATGATGAAGGTCTTATGGTATACGAGGCTCCGATAAAGAACCACATTTACGCGATGTGTGTAGATACTGCTCGGGGGCAGGGACAAGACTACCATGCTGCTACGGTAATAGATGCTACTCAAATGCCATATAAGGTAGTAGCCAAGTTTAGAAACAATACTATGCCAGTCATGGTTTTTCCAAATCTACTTGAGGTATTGGGCAACCGTTACAACGAAGCATATACTTTGATTGAGTTGAACGATACTGGTCAGCAAGTATCAGATATTTTGCGAGAAGAACTTGAATATGAAAATGTTATTAGTATTACGGTTAAGGGTAAAAAAGGACAGAAGGCAGGAGAGGGATTTGGAACGGGACGAGTTCAATACGGGGTTAGAATGTCCACTCAGATTAAGAAAACAGGATGCCTAGTTTTTAAAGAAATGATCGAGAGCGATAAGATCATACTTAATGACTTTGATACAATTGCCGAATTATCAACTTTTGTATCAAGAGGTTCTGCTTATGAGGCAAGTGCAGGATACAACGATGACTTGATCTCTACTCTAGTCTTATTTGGATGGCTTTCAACACAGCCCTATTTCAAGGATTTGGTAAATACCGATATCCGACAGAAATTATTTGAAACTAAACTGAAAAAATTAGAAGAAGATCTTGTTCCTTTTGGATTTTTGGAAATGGGCATAGATGATGACCGACAAGATGAGATTGATTTAGCGCGAGAAGACACCCCAAAAGAAGCCCGAATGAAACAAAATGCCTTTTGGAAGAGCGAAAAGGATGATGGTATCTTCGAAGGGGGTAACTGGTAGAAATACTAAATACCATCGTTCGCACTTTTGAATAATAACAGGAGACCGCCCATATGGGATTCCAAATCAGTCCTGGTGTAACGATCACAGAGAGAGATCTAACCACAATCATCCCCGCTGTAGCCACGACTAACGCTGGCATCGCGGGTTATTTCCAATGGGGCCCTGCGGATCAGCGGGTAATCGTCACCGATACCGCCAATCTTGCTGCTCTATTTGGTACTCCAAACGATGACAACTTTAAGTATTGGTACTCTGCTGCCAACTTCCTTGGTTACGGCAACAATCTTCAGGTTGTTCGCGTAACAGCCGGTACTGCGGGATCTTCTACCGCAAGCCCTC